AAGCGTATGACCGCTAGAATGGCTCAGAGAGGCGTTAGAGTGTTCTACCCTAGCGGTGTTACCCGTGAATTGTATTCAGCGGTAAGCGGTAACGTCTATGACAACTACCGCATGACAATGCAGAAAGCCCGTGAAGAGGTAGGCGTAGCGTTCGGCGCTAATGGTGTAGAGATATCGGCACATGGTCTATGTGCAGCCGACCACCTGCCATATCAAGGCAAACAGTACAGCATAGAGGCGTTTAACCGCCTAAATGACAACCTAGAGCGTCCTATTGCTCACGGTTATAATTGCCACCACACCACCACGCCGATTATCTTAGGGCTATCTAAGCCCGCTCAGAGCCGTTCACAGCTAAAAGAGTTACGTGAACAGTCTCAGAGGATAGTACACACCTCAAACGGTGATATGACCGCCTATGAGTTCACGCAGTATCAGAGGCGTATGGAGACCGCTATCCGCAAGAAGTACGTTGAGAAAGCCGTTCTACAGGCAGCGGGAGCAGATACGGCGGGGCTGGATAGCGATATTAGAGACGCTACAAGGTTCTACAGGGCTGAGAGCCGTGCAGCTGGTATAAAGCCTCACATGGAGCGTGTGACGGTTTACAAGCCCGCTAAATAGCCTTATACTAGCGCTAGGCAGTGCGTAGTATACGGCGTATTGCCAACAGGGATACCAACGCGAGGGAAACCCTGCGCCTCAAAATGCGAGGTGTTTTAATTGATGAACACGGCGGGGCTACTCCTTTCACCCGCCGTGTTTTCTTATGTGTAGGAAATGTGATGAAAAATATTTACTGAATTGTTGTTGACAACACGCAACATACCCCGTATAGTAATACTCAACAAAGAGGGAAGCACACGGCAAGCCCTCGACACGGCGAAAGGTTTTAGAAATGACTACACGTGAGCAGCTACGCAGGAATATGACCGCCACAAAGTGGATTGTTAAGTACATTTACCGCAACGCTAAATATGCAGGTGAGCCAGTATCTATCCTAGAGGTAAACAACGATGTAAACAGTATTCTCAACGGCAAAAAAAGTCACATGGGATAATACAGGCGAGTTCCTTGGTGAGTTCAATTTTTTCAACTACAGGCTTAAATATATCAATTATGACGAGGGCGTTTATTATGGTCTGCTAGAGTGCGTTGCTACGGTTGCCAGCGAACTATAAATAGACGAACGAACGGGCGGGGGCTACTACCCCGCCAGACCATAAGGGGGAGATATGGAGCGTACTTATTCAAAGCTAACAGAGGCGTATGTAATGGTATCTAAAAGCCGTGATGATACCGCCCTACCAAAACATGAAGATATTTCACCGCTATTAGGTGATAGGGTACGGGCTAGCGGGGGCGCTTACGTTTGGTACAAGCCCGTAAAGCGTTCAGACGGTTCAACTGAACTACAACCGCTAGGGGTTCATTGGACTGATAACGGACTAGACTACTTTATTAACATTGTAGGTAGCCTAGATGATGAATGACGTTTCACCCGCTCAAGTTGAGAGACTCTATCAAGCCGTTATAAATTGTGATGTAGAGGTTATCCCGTCTGAACTAGACGGGGTGACCGTCATAAAAGGGCGTACATACCCGTTTAGAGACCTGCTAAAAGAGTTCGGCGGTATATGGGATAGCGATACTAAAGAGTGGTTAGTAGACTTTTCAGACGCTACCGAACTAGGAGACTACTTTTTAAGCCTGTTCTAAGGCGTTCTAAGCCCCTATATTGCCACGGCTGGATATTTACCCGTAAAACAACTAAATAGCCTTGTAGAAAGCCTTTGAGAAGTGTTGTACAATGTTTCTCAGAGGCTACGTCTTTATGTAGCTACCGTGTACCGCTTAGTGAGCGGTTAAAAAGTCAACTTAGACGGGAGAAAAGCAATGCAGGACATTCAGGACATTCTAAAGGCTCAGGGTATTGAGGTCACAGAAGAGCAGATGAAAGCTATTAAGAACGGCGTTCTTGAGAATTACCGTTCCAAGGCTGAAACCGAGGCTAAGGCTGCTAAGGTTAAAGAACTTGAGACACAGCTGGAAAAGGCTAACGCTGCACTTGAGAGCGCCTCAAAGGTAGACCCTGCTAAGTCTGAAGAGATTGAAGCCCTCAAAACTCAGATTGCTGAGTATGAGAAAGCCGAAACAGAGCGCAAGACCAAAGAAGCTGAAACCGCTAGCCGTTCAGATTTTAAGGCTAAGTTTGACGCTGAAATTGGTTCTAAAAAGTTCGTTTCTAAGGTCGTAGGAGACGCAATTTTTAACGCAGCCTATGCGACCGCTAAGGCTAACCCTGATATGAGCATTGCAGACGTACTCAAAACCGCTACGGGTGACGATAAGGGTATCTTTGCCAACCCACAGGCTGACCCAGAGAAAATGCCTATGGGTGAGCCAACGGCTCAAGGCATTCAGACTGTCCAGTCACTAGAGCAGGTTAAGGGTATGAGCGTTGAAGATGTGCGTAAGCACATGGACGAAATTAACAAGTTACTGAACAAGTAAGGGGTTCTAACATGGCAACTACAAAGTTTGTTCCACAAATTTGGAGCGCAAAAATTCTTGATTCCCTCGATAAGACACTTGTTTATAACAAGCTGTTTAATACCGATTATGAGGGTGAGATTACAGAGGCGGGCGATACCGTCCATATCGGTTCTATCGGTAAGGTCACTGTCAAGCCTTATACTAAGGGTTCAGCTATTGCAGCCCCTGACGCTGTAAACGTTGAAGAGCAGACCCTTGTTATTGATAAGGCTGAGTACTTCAATGTTTCCGTTGATGACGTTGACGCTGCACAGTCTAAGGCTAATATGATTGACGGCGCTACCACTGAGGCTGGTAATTCCTTTGCTGATTCTACCGACCAGTATCTAGCGGGCGTTCTTGCTGCTAAGGGCGGCGTTAAGCTGGGTACTACCGCAGCCCCTATTACCATTACCAAAGAAAACGCTTATGACACTCTGATTGACCTTAAGGTTAAGCTTGACAAGGCTAACCTGCCTAAGGCTGGTCGTGTGTGCGTTGTTCCTGCTGAGTTTGAGGGTTATATGCTGAGAGACCCTCGATTTGTCGCAGTCTCTGACGCAGGTGAGCAGCGTCTCACTGATGGTATTGTTTACCGTGCTGCTGGTTTTGAGATTCAGACCTCTAATAACGCTCCTAGCCCTGCTGCTAACGTGTTCACCGTTATTGCTGGTTCACCTGTTTGCGGTACTTTTGCTAATCAGCTTCTTAAGACCGAGGCATACCGTCCAACTGACCGCTTTGCGGACGCTGTTAAGGGCTTGCACGTCTACGGCGCAACAGTTACCCGTCCAAACGCTGTTGGTTTGGCATACGTTAAGTTTTCCGCTTAGTCTCTACCCCGTCTGTCAATTTAGCCCCTGCCTGTATAATACGGGTAGGGGCTTTTTACTAGAGAAAGAGGGTTGTAATGTATCTGACCTATGACAAATACGTTTCCATGGGTGGCAAACTGAATACCGCTGATTTTGCTAAGGCTGAGGCTGAGGCTGAGAGTTTGCTCGATGTATGGACACTCAACCGCCTAAAGTCTCCAAGCGTTCTAAGCGATTTAGAGGCGCAAGGTTTAGGCGGTGCGGTGAGTAATGCCACAATGGCAATTATCGACCGTCTAGACGGCATTAGAGAGGCTAGAAAGGCTATTGCTAGCGGTCAAGTTGTAACCAGTTTCAACAATGGCGTTAACTCGTTCAGTTTTGCCAACGGTGATACTACAAACAATCAAGCTGAGGTAGAGGCTTACGTGAGGGTTTGCGAGTTATTGCCTATTGATGTCGTTTCGGCGTGTGTTTGCTTTAACAATGCGAGGTAAACAATGAATATCAATACTGAAAGGCTGCTAAACCGCACTGTAACCGTTATCAACCGCCTAGACGCTGAACATTACGAACTAGAGTATGACGCATACAAGGCAACCGTATACAGCCCTGCTATGTGGTCTGAGAGGGTTCAGAGGTCTGTTACCTCAGACGGTCAAGCGGTTACGGCTAAGTCTTACACGGTGCAGATACCTGTAGACACTGTACACGCTGAGAATGGTACTCAGGATATCGCTGGAATTGGTGATTTTGTCGTTTTGGGTCACGTCGTTGTTCCCGCTGGTTCAAGTAGAACAGACGTTCTAAAGCAGCTAAGCGGGCTACCCGCTTTTGAGGTTCAAACTGTACGTGATTTATCGACAAATGGAGCAGTTGAAAACGGTACAGGCGTACTTAAATATTTGAACGTTATTCATTTAGAGGGTATGGGAATTGGTAGGGGGTAGTAAAAATTGGTAGGGGG